ATGTACAATATTAATACTATTTTCTTAATTACGCAAGTATTTAAACAAAATAATTTACTTTTTATGTTTTATTTGATGTAGCTAAATACGGAATTAATACAGTTTCACAATTTGCAGCTTCAGTTGGGTTATTAGGACACACATTATTGAAAGCTATTAAGAAGTAAACAAAGTATTTCATTTATATAAATTTCCATTCATATTTTGGTGCGTAATAATGTTTACCACTATCGGTTCTTACTTCAATAGCATCACCATAATAATTTCTAAATTCTCTTACAAAAATGCCTTCAATACCAGTTACAGTGTTCTTTAACCGATGCGATTCGATTAAATCTCTGAGTTTATTAATCGCAATATTGTTACAATTATTATTCATAAGCTCCATACTTTTTCTTGTTCTATTTTTGCACCATACTTCAGTAGCATTTCTTCCATTTTATCAATGGTAGGAATATATCGATCCTCACCACTTAATGCACGTTTCCAGTTGCTTACTGTTGTGCGGTTAACGTCTAATTTTTTATAGACGCCTCGCTCTGATAGCATCTTCAAGAAAGCTTCTTTTGTGCCAGTTATATTTTTCATACTAAAATAATAAATTATAATGATTATTAACCAGCCAATCTCCAATTTCTCGCATATACTTTGCCATATTCATAAAGTTTGCATTGCTAAAATCCTCTAACGTTTCAATTTTTTGCGTGTCATTATATTTTCCTTTTTCAAAAATTACTACGATTTTATTTACTTGGTCTGTTACAACGAAGTGATTTAACTTTTCTGAAGGTTGTATTATATATCTATTTTCCATAATTTTGGCTATTGATTTACTTTTAAGTAAATTAATTATTTGAAAAGAATGGTCGGTGTTAGCGCACCGACCATTTGATTTTGCTTTAATTAAAAAACTTCTGTTTCAAATACAACTTCTTCTGTTTCATTGCAAATTATAGATACTATTCCTCCTTTGTAGTCTTCAAAGTAACTTTCATTAGTACCATTGTAGCGATTAATGTAGTCTTTTGCATCTTCTAAAGAAATAGCAAATCCTTTGTTGTTAGAGTTGTTGTCATCATTGAATAAGATGTCGAATGTGTTTGTTTGATTTTCCATTTTGATTTGTTTTAATTGTTATTAATTAATTTGATAGTGTAAAGATATGTGTTTGTTTTCTAATTAGCAAACATTTATTGAATTATTTATTACATTTAACATTAAATTAACATTGTAATTTGTGTTAATTATAAATAAAAAAAGTGCCAATTAAGGCACTTACTCACTAATTATTTTAGTTTTGGCGTGGAGGCTATTATACTTTAATTCGTAAAACTAAATTAAGAAAATTACTATTTAAGTTATTTGCTATTTTCCTTAAATAAAAAAGCCCTGCATTGCGCAGAGCTTACGTAACTAAGTTTATGAAAAAACTAACTACTACGCTTCACAGCGTTGTTTTAAAATATAATTCTACTTCTCTTTTTCTTCTTGCACGTAATCCTTTTTCAAATTGTGTTCCTGCACGAATATATTGTGTAAGCCACAATGGTTTAATAGCAATATCGTTTGGGTTTTTGTTTATTAAATAAAGCAATTTTGTTTTCTTTAAATTACCTATACCTATATTGTAAAGTAAGCTTAGTAAGGCACTTTTTTGATTTTCATTTAATTCTACTTTTACAACAGAATTTAACTGTGGCAAATACTCATTATTTACCTTATACAACAATAAATCTTCAGCTTGTTCTTTAGTAATAACATCGCCTTGTTTTATGCGTGTATTGTCTTTATAATAGGTAGAACCATATCCAATTGTCCATACATCACCTTTGCGTTTGTAGGCTTTTAATTCCAAGCCTTCAGATTTTTTTATCTCACTTAAATCCATAGCTTATCTTTAATAATTTCTTTATCAATTATTATTTTCATTACACATTCTCAATTTTACTTTCTAAATAATCTACACTTGCGTATAGGGTATATTCTGATAATGACAATTTATGTTCATCTAATTCAGCCAATAATTGTGTATGTAATTGTGTGTAGTAGGCACTTTGAACGTCTTTAGGTAGTTCTTTTAAGTGCTTAGCAAAGCATAATATCTTTTCTTCTAAAGTTTCAAATTCTGCTTCACATTGTTTCCAAATTGTCAAGCCACCAATAGACTTATCTATTGCAAGTCTAATCTTTTGTACTAATTTATCGTCTGCATTTGTTGGTGTAAAATCTGTTATTATATCAATTACCTCTCTATCTACTACCTTTTTAAATCCTTGCATAATTTTTAATGCAGTAGCAGAAATCTTAGGTAATATTACATCATCTAATTCTTTGAATAATTTTTTAATTTTAGAAAAGAAATTAATGAATTTTTCTTTAATTCTTTTACGTCTAGCTTGTCTTTCACTTTTAGTTTTCATCTTGTTTATTTTTTGATTTAAAAAATTTATCGTATAAAAATTGAATAAGTAATTTACCTGCAAAACCTGCTGCACCACCAATTATACCTACTATTGCAACTTCCAATATATGACTTGCAAATTGTGTTGTAAATATATTGGCAAAGACTCCACCGCCAACAAATGAAGCCACATCATCAGATATATGATGCCCCAATAAATGCTCTTTTATGAATGACTTTATGCTCATATTCGGTTATTTTTTTCTTCGGTTGAAAGTGTTTTAATAACAATAGGTACGCTATTGGCTGTAAACGTTAGAACTATCCTAACGATAGCTTTTAACTCGTCATTTAGAGGCAATACATCAAATTTGTCAAGTAAGCCACCAGCAACATAAGCAACAAATAATAAGGCTTGAATCCATAATGTTTTATCGCTAATTGTGTTATCAAAATATTGTTTAAAGCCACTATTTAATATTGATAAAAAAATACCAATTGCACCAATAATAACTGTGGTTTGTTCGCTAAAGTATGACACATTCAATGTGTCAAATAGTAATTGTAAAAGCGTTAGAATTAAACCTATTACAATGAATAATTTTGATTGGTTGATTGCTTGTTTCATAGATTAGTATTTTATAATGTAATCAACAGTTCTTCCGTCAAGTATATTAGAGGACTCTATTGTAAAACCAACGCCAATTAAAAAGCCAATTACAGAAGCAATAATTCCTGCAATAAAAGCAGCTACGTGAGCAAATACAATAGATAATATGATTAGCGCTGTTGTCATTTCTTCTTTACTAACCGCCATTTACCTGCACTTCTGCCATATTGGAACTGTGAATTATCAGCATCAGTAAAACCCTTAATTTTAGTATTTATATACGGCACGTTTAACGCACTTAACAAACTGATAAGTCTTGTATCGCTATTGTTTCTGATAGCGCAAACATCGTTGCGTAACATCTTTACAACCTCAATAAAGTCCTTTGTGTAGCCATTGATAATAACAGGTGTTGCAAACGTAGGATTTACTAATTTTCGATAAGCATGCTTGATGCTATCTACTAAGTTTTCGTAAAACTCATTATTCCAAATAAACCCTGAAATGTACTCAACATCTCGTGCCTGAATAGATAACGTAATTTCCACGCTATCATCTACCGTTTGTGCTTTTAATGTTTGTGTAAAAGCGAAAATCACTGCTAAAATTGTTATTACTTTTTTCATTTTTAATTATTTAATTATTTAATTATTTAATTTTTCCCATGTTGAACCATTATAGCCCCACCATCCTACCGAAGTAAAAGTGCCGTTTGTGTCGCTAACAAATAATAACAATCCCTGTGCTGGACTTGCAATTGCACTCGCTTGTGTAGCTGTCATTCGTGGTGGTAAGAATCCTTGCGTTGTACTCGCTACTTCCAACTTAGCACTTGCATCTCCAGCTGTATTTCCTTTCCCTATTGCTACGTTATTATTTGTACCATCAACACAAATTTGATAGGTTAACGGAGGTAAGGCTGTGAAGGGCGTTAATCCTACGTTTGCACTGAAATTAAGTTTACCCAAATCCCTCTCAATAACACATAACGTTGACGAGGCAGATGCATACTGAGATGAATTAGCCAAGCCCCCACCGAAAATAGAGGCTTGTTTAGTTTCAGATTGCGCACCAATCGAAAAAACAGCACCAGGTCCAGCTTTTTCAATAATGAATGGGTTGAATGTATTTGCCTTCAAATACACTCCAGAAGGTGCAACCATTCTAACCACTCCAACTGAACCTATTTCTAATGCAGGGGTGTTGGGTAATGATTGTATATAGCACCCATTGTTATTTCCGTTATTCCACCTTAATGCACCGTTGCTTCCTATTGCTATATCTGCGCCGCCACTTGCCCCTAATGCTACACTATGTTTGGTTTGAATAGCTACACCTGAGAATACAGCACCCTCAAAATATGCCCCACTATTACTGCCTCCACCTGAAGCTCTTGTATTTATAAATTTAGCAGCGTAGGTTGTTTGTAAAGTGGTTAAACTACCACTTAAATTAATTTCTAACCCATTACCACCGTTTACAGCACTTGTAGATGTTGAACTTAATTTCAACATCGGTGTATTAATTTGACTATTCCATTGCCATTCTTGAGTCTTATTCCCGTTATCAATAACATTTGCAGATGTTGCTGGAGATAAGCTACTTAATGGAGTTACCTGTGGATTACCTACTACCAACCCATTGCTTAATGAGATATTATCTATATCCCATTCTCTAATAGAACCTATTGCTTCTCCATCTAATATAAATTTAATCCCTTGAACATTTGTAATTGAACCGAAATTATATATTGGGATATAAGCCATTTGCCATACGCCAATATTTGTTCTTGAAATCCCATAAGAAAATAAATCTAAAATATTACCAATAGGAGTAGCAGAAGCATCTTGCCATCTTATGTTTAATTTTTTAGAGGGGTTTAATGCAATAGGTAAATATACCCATACCGTCATATAGGTATAATCGGGTAAATTAATTGCAGTTGTTCTTATGAATTGTACACCTGTTTGGTTATCCCTATTATTTTTAATATAATTAGAACCTTTTTGAGGTATCGGAGAAGTTGTTGCTGAAAAATTTGTACTACCTACTGGAGTTCCACTTAAAGTGAAATTAGTAGCAGTCCAATTAGTAGTAGGATAATCAGCGTGTATCTGGTCTTGTACTATAATAGGAGTTACAGAGTTAGCTGTTACCAAAATATATTGAATTAATATTTTATCGTCTGGTATAATAGGAAATACAGGACTTGCACTTGCAGTACCTTTTATAATACTTACTGTACCAGCTTCATTAACAACTACTGCATCAAATCTATTATTTGTAGGGTCTGAAGCATCTAATGTTATTTGTGTGGCAACTGTATATTTATTTCCATTAAAATAATAATTAATAATAGATACATCATAAATTAATCCTATTCCTGACCATGCTGCACCACCACTAATTCTATACTTACCTCCTTGTTGATTAGGTGGAGAGGATAATGGAGTATTTACTCCATCCCCAAATACTGTTACTCCATCAGTAATAACTCCACCTCCGCCACCACCGCCATTGCCATTCAGAAACGTACTTTTCCCGACTTTGCTAAGCTGACCTGATGTGTTGGACACATTGACAAATGTATCAGCTGAGCCAGCTGTGGGAAGATTATATACGTGAAATCTTCCAATACTATCAAATCTTCCACGATTTATATTGTTAGTTTCAAAATTTAATGAGCGTGCATTATTAGTGCCTATCGTTAAGCCTGAACTAATTGTATTTCCGTTGTTTAATGCAGGTATTCCACCTGTTTGTACCCAGTTGCCTGACCTATATATGTAGGTCAATAAATTAGTTGTGTTGTATAAATAATCACCTTGAACACCGTCTATAAATGTCCATGCGCTACCGTCCCATGTTGCTATATCTTTAGCATGCCCAACCCACGCACCTGTTGGAACTGTACCAACTAAATAAGTATCACCAGCAATAGGACTTACAGGAGGTGCATTCTGTGAATTAAGTACATTGTAATTGATAACTGTATTGCTGTCGGTAGCGATAAATACACCTCCACCAACACAGTCTATAGCATCGATTATTTTATTCAACGATGTGTTTAATTTAGCCCCTGTAATGGCTCTAACTCCATTTGCTGTTATATTTGTATTGGTATATATCCTTGCATCATTAATACATGTATCTTGGCTTTTCGCATTTGCAAAAATAAACATGGTTAATAAAAATAAAATCTTTTTCATAAATACTATTTAAAAATCTATATTAAAATCTACATTAAAATCTGTTATTGAATTTGATTGATATAATGTTGAGTATCTTGCAGGATTCCTTTTTTGGAAAGCATTGCTATTAACCGTAATAGAATCATCATAACTAAATAATTGACCTGTTATTGGAACATAATCAACACCACTAATGTTATTGTCAACGATTAATTTATATAGATAATCTAAAGTGCCATATACTGACAAACAAATATCTAAAATAGATTGACCATTTACACTACTGTAATTCTGCATTAGGTATAATCGTTAATTTTTCATTATTAATATTTACAATTGGATTATTAACTGTATATCCATCATTCTCTAATTGTATCTTGACTTCTCTAGCTACTACTTGCTCTTGTCCTGTTGATTTCACATAGCTATCTATTCCAACTCCATCGGATGGATTTTCTTTCCACCAACCTGAAAAAGCAACGATAGTATCTTTTATATGTTGTTCATCAGAATTACCTATAGCAAAATCTCCGTTACTTATTAACAAATCACCATTTACATCTTCAATATAATCTCTTCTATTCGCCATGTGTTATTTTAGTATTTTCGTAATCAGATTTATTAAAGTTACTCAAATTAGTTGGCGTGTAAGAGCCTCCACCAGCAACGATACCTGTTTGTATCTTACCTAATTCAATATTTATTTTAGTCACCATATCGTTTAACTTACTCGTTAAATCAGATATTTTTACTAATCCATCAAAAGAACCATCGTTGAATTTAATAGAACCGTCTTTTACTTCTACAGTCGTATCACCAATAATTATAAGAACTTTGTTTATTTCGCTAAATTGACAAATATACTTGACATTTTTATTATTATAGCACACAATTACATCACTTCCAACAGTAGGAATAACTAACAATCCATCGTCAAGTGAAGCCATTAATGACACATCGTTTATATCGAACTCAACAACACTGCCTGTCGTTGTAACATTGCATGTTCTTTTGTTCTCATCAACAGATACTACTTCACACTTCACCAACTTAACATTGTCTGCATACTTAGAACCAGCCATTGTTTCAATAGCTTCTTTTATCTTTCTATCTCCAGCCATTAAATTTTTTAATTATATCGTCAATCTCACTTTGCGATTTCGGAATTTTATAATCTAAGTTAATCTCTTGTCTTAATCCGTTCACACCACCTGTGTATCTTACCGATTTTACCTTATAATAACCGCTTCTTTCAGGCAATGATTTATCAATCAAATATACATTGTCGCCTTGTTTTACAAAAGGCATTCCAAATGTAGTGAAAGAGCCTCTAAATCCTGTGTAAAAATAGTCTTTTAGTTTATTTTTTGCACGTTCTATCAAGGTATCTGCACTTGTAATGTCTTTAAAATAGAACGTCCTGCGCTCTCCTTCTTTATTTTCAGGAAATGATTTACCTTTTTCCTTTTTTATTCCGACTAACTCTCCATTTTTATTATAAACAAGAACTTCTAAACGTTCCGACTTTGTTTTGTCTTGACCATCTTTTGTTTTTTTGCCACTTGAAACTTCATTTATAGAACATGCAACCGCACTCAATATGATATCTTCACGTCGTTTATAAATTAAGTCTTCTTCTATGATATTATGTTGAAAAATAAATACTTTTTTTTGTATCGCTTCACGCTGTAACGCTAGTTCTTCATCATATACTAAGAATCCTACCCTTAACTCTTTGCCTATAAAAAAACTTTCTAAATGTGCATTTTTTCTAAGGTCTTCCAAGACTTGAGCTACTGTCATGTTGGACTCTACGGTATAATCACCTATATTCGTTTGTGTTTTTTGATTAACAGTAACATCAACACCTTTCAACATTTCAGATAACATCTTTTCAACTGTGTATTTTTTACCACTAAAAAGATTATTTTTTCCACCACGTGCTGGTATTTGTTTTAATAAATACATTGAATCTTCACACTCAATTGTAAAAGGTTTTTTACTTGTAACATTCGTTATATATCCTTCAAAAATTAAAGATATATTTTCGTATCGTATTCCGTTTTGATAATAAGCATAACCACTTTTTAATGTCACTTTATCACCTTTTAAAAATGTAGGATTATCAGTAAAACCACCTATGTTATTTATTATTTGTTTACGTCCATTCGCATCACTATAATATAATGAGTAAGGTAATGTAATTGAACATTTGTTAGTGAGATTTTCCCATGAATCCTCTGCTTCAAATTCTGTTACAAAATCAAAATATAACAGTGCCTTACGACCTGCTATTATCTTGTCATTTTGCTGTACTTCTATTTGTGTAATAACGTTAAGCATTCAACAAAAATATTTCTTGTAAAGAATCTGAAAGAGCGCTAACGGAAAATCTTTGATAAGAGTAACCACCTGCTTCTTGTGCAAATTCATAATCTTTTATAACTATATTTGTTATGTCTAAATTCTGCAAATAAGTAGATACCACTTTTAGTGCCTTGTTTGCATTCAACATTTTCTTAAATTCTCGAACTTCATCAATTGGATAATGACCATTTGCGCCTGCTATAATTCCATTAATCGTTATAGTATAATCACCCATTCCTATTTCTTCTTTTACCGTTCCGTCACGACCTTGAATCTGTGTTGTTACTATATTTTTTTGTTGATTAACAGTCATTATAACTGCATCAAAAGTTATAGTCTTAAATGATGTTGTCTTGTCGTAAACATCAGTATATTCATCTGCTAAGAATTGTAGATTAGAGAATACAGGCGTACCTAAAGAACTAAAAGAAACAGGATTATCTATATTGGTATTTTGATTAATATTGTAATCACTACCTTGCGTTGTTGGAGTTGTTCCATAAACAGGATATGGTGGCAATGCACTGATTATTGTTACATTTTGTAAGTTAAATTCTCTTTTTAATTCTTCTATCATCTTTCAGCAATTAGTTGTGAATCATTAACTGCGCTCAACATTACTTGAGTAACTATATCTTTTATTTTTTGCGCACCTTCTCCTACTGTTGTTGTACTTACTGTAAACTCTTTTACTAAGCTATCAATTTTAATGTTTATGTTGTACGACTTTTGACCTGTTACACTTGATGCTTTTGGCATTTTTACAGATGCTGATTGAGTTGAACCACTTTTTTTTGGTGCTACCGCCGTTACACCTGCAACACCTTCTTTTGTTCCACCTGCAACACCTTCTTTTGTTCCACCTGCAACACCTTCTTTTGTTCCATCTGCAACTCCTGTTTTTATATTTTTACCTATTTCTACACCTTTTTGATAAGAACCTGAAACATCTAAATTTTTCCATGCAGATGCTACTTCCATAGCACCTTCTTTTATTTTGTCAGTATCTAAAGTGAAAATTCCTTCTAAGTATTTACCAAGTCCACTACCTGCCTGAACAACGAAATTAAACAATGACTTAATAACTTCCCAAATACCTAATACTGCGCCCCTAAATGTTTCGGATTTTTGCCATGCAACATATAATCCAGCTACAACTAATGATAATCCACCTGTCATCAACGCCCACGCTGCTGCGCCTGTTATACCTGCTGCATACAAAGTAGCAGCCAACCCTTCAGTAGCTAACATTTGAACAAAAATCAATGCGGTATTAGCACCTGTCATAACTCCCATGATACCTTGTTGCACATTATACGCAATAACACCAGCCGCTAATCCCCCTATAACAATTGTAGCACCGCTAATTATCTCTTTATTAGCCATTAACCATTTCCATCCATCTGAAAGAACTTCTACCATATCAATCAACCCTGTTACTACTGTGGTAATTGCTGGCTTCATATCTTGATACATTTGTACAGACAATTGGAATAATCCGTCTTTAAAATTCGATATTTTAACAGACGTATTATTAGCCATATTTTCCAATCCATTGTAATAGATACCACCCTCTTCGTGTGCCTTTTTTAAAGCCATTGTTATCTGCTCATATGTTAGAACTGAATCACTCCCTGCTTTAATTCCAGCAGCTGCCAACACTTTATATAAATTCACTCCTGCAAATGCGAACTGTTTGATGTCCATTGCAGTAGCTTGACCTGTGTTTTTTATCTGCTGCAAGTTAACTACCATTCGACTTAACTCATCATCTCCTCCACCTGTTGCTGCTATCGCATTAGCCAAATCAAGTACGCCTTCACGTGCTTCATTTGCGCTAACATCTGCTGCAATCAATGCTTTGTTAGCAGCCAACAACCCCTCAAACGCAAAAGGTGTTTTCGTAGCGTCTTCCATAGTGTTACTAATAACACGTGACGCTTCAGCTTTGTCTTGCAATAATGTAGTTAACCCAGTTAACGAATCTTCAACCTTAGTTCCTGCTGTAATTATAGATTGTATTGCCATACCAATTCCAGCAGCACCAAGTGTAATACCAGCAGTTGCAACCATATTAGACATAGCACCTTGCAACCCAGTCATAGTAGTGCTTAGTTTACCAGCTTCTTGATTAGCTTTCCCTATTTGTGCGGAAAATAAATCTTTGAGACGAAGCGTGTATTGTACATCTTGATTAGCCATGTGTGTCTTTTAATTGACCTGTTTTTTTTAATGCATAAGATAATTGACATATTCTTTTCGCAATTTTATCATCATCCATCAAATCTGTATCTTCTTTAAAATAAAAAAGGATTAACGCAGACCACTCCGTTAATCCTATTTCGTCACCTGAACTTTCTATAATAATTTGTTCAGCTATTTTTTTTTAAACTGATTAACCGCAGCTTTAACCATGTTATTAATCTCCATAACAACACCGATATAATAATCGTCATTACTTAACACCTTTTGGTAGTCAGCTTCTTTCAGTAAACAATGGTCAACTAATGATTCACACGCTGTAAATCCTCCTGTCATTGCACTATCTAAAATTCTTAATTTAGCTGTTCTACTTATTTCTTGCAAGTAACATACAACATCTTCTTTGCCATTTGAAAACACAACAGGTATTACCTTTACATTGTACTTAGTTTCTAACTCTAAAGCTGTTTTTTCGTAATCTTCTTTTTCCATAAATTATCTTTCAATTCCTGCAATTATTAAAGGAATAGTTACCATTAATTTAGTATCACCTTGACTTGCATCTAAAGGATTTTCTAAAAACTCACATGATTTTAAAATGTCTATTTGGTCAGGAGCAATTGCATTTGAGCCATATAATACTTGAACATCAAAAGGCGCAATTGCTAATGGATTTCTATTTGGTGATGCTGCTATAATTCTTTTCCATTCATCCATATATATTTCAATAGATGCCTCATATTCGACATTTCCATAACCACGTGACACAGGTTCTGTACCTGCACCATAGTTGTTATCTTTTTTCTGTTTTGCGCTATATGAAATTTTAGTGATACCAACAACTGGTACGCCGAATAAAACTAATTTTATTCCAGCCCAGCTATAATTTATACCATTTATTAAAGGTGTTGCCATTATATATATTTTAAATTGTTGTTACAAATCCGATATTTACCTGAATCATTCTTGCCACACCTTTTGGTAGTAATCCGATTGCAATAATTATTTTACTTGTACTTAATACGTCTTGTGTTGGACTGATAGTTACTGAATACGCAGATAAATCACCATCTCTCACCATCTGGTCTAAATTCGGTTTTGCTACGCTTTCTAAATGTGAGATTGTAACGTCAGATATTGTACCGTTTGAATTAAGTTGAATAGGTGAAGCCACTTCAGGTAATAATGAAGCATAAGCCCCTCTAATTGCCTTGTCAATCGTTCTATTATTTTCGATGTATGCATAATCATTACTTACACTAATTGATGTATGTGAATCATTAAAGAACGTCCCACTTGAACCAACATTTTTTAGTATGAAAATATATCGTAAATCGTTTAAATAATTTAATTCAGATGTGCTTTTTGAAACAAAAGTATCTCCATTTGCGAATGCAACAGTATCTAATTCTACACCGTTAGATAAATTAAATTTACCTTTCCAAGCTATGTCTTGCGATACCGTAGCCAACGCAACCGCACCTAATGTTGCACCTAAACAAGTAATTGATTTACCTGTTGTTTTGTATAGAGAAAATCCAACACCAGCGCCATCTTGTCCGATAATAGAACTTACTTTATAAGCTGTTAACGTCTGAAGATTAGTAAGCGTTGATAAATCTGTTACTGATTTGAAATCATTAGCTAACAACACGCTTGATATAGGCATGTGGTCGCTATCTAAACTTTCTAAGACAGTCTGAATAGTTGTTAAACGTGAACTTGAATATGATGCTTGAGAATAAATACCCATTTGTCTAATTGCACCTAATGCGAATTGTTGCATCGTTGTAATCTCACTAAATGTATATGTACTAGGCACTGCATAAACACCAACCCAAAGTACACCTTTTGGCTGTATTCTAAAAAACTCGCTAATGTGATAATGCATAGGTGCTAACTGTGATGCAACACCTAAGACAGTTGACGCAGAACCTGTTGGCTGTGTAACCGTTACCGTATTTGCACCTGTTACTGTTCCTGCGTATGGAGTACCTGAATTTGGAAATACACCCTCACCTGTTTTAGTTGTAACTAACACGTTAGCAGTTGCGCTTGTAGCTGTGAATCCGTGTGAATATGTGCCTGCATTTATTTTAGCAGCATAAGCAGCAGCAGCAGTTGTTGTTGTCGTTTCTTCACCACTTACTAAGGAATAAGTAGGCAATACATCTATTACAACTCCGTTTGAATCTGTGTATGTAACCTTTAATGTATCTCCGATTGCAGGAGTTCCGCCTATTGCAAATTTAGCAACAGCAGATGTTTCGTCTGAATGCGTATTAACTATACCTAAATCTTCTGCATCTTCAATTGAAAATACTTTTTTAATTCTATCAGAACTAGAGAAGCCACTTGGTAATGTTCCGCTGTAGAACATTAAAGCCGAGTAATGGTCTTCACCTGCCAATGGACGACCTAACCCCCCTTGACCTTTTACAAATACAACATCATTTAATGCCATTATATTGAGATTAGATTGTTATTAATTACTGCACTACTCTTGAAGCCTCAATCCACTTAGAACCGTTAAATACAAATCTAATAATTGCATTTAATCCACTAGATAATGTTGCAGTTCCTGCGCTTACCCAATTAGAACCTGTGAATTTTACTTTATCGCCACTTGTACCATTTATAACAAGTGTCAATTCATCACCTAGATAACATTTAGTTACAGTTGGAGATTTAAACGTTAAGCTATCTAATGCATTTACAACAACTATATTATTATAACCATTAGGTGCTAAAGTAACAGAATCCGCACCTGATGCATCTGTTACTGTTACTAACTTATTCGTAAGCGTTCTAAATGTGTTGTCTTTGTTCGATGCTGTACCAAATCGTGGTGACGTTGACTGTGCAACTGCATTAAAAATGCATACCGAGAATAATATAAATATTAATTTTTTCATTTCTTTTATTTT